CCGATACCAAGCGCCGGAGAAAAGCTGGTATAAACGCCGGAAAAAACATTGCACAAATCGTAAACGGATTGGGCAAATAAAGCCAAAAATGCACCATCTTGACTATCCGCATCAATATATATATCAGCACCGTAAATCACGCGGTACGCATCCTGATACCGCTGAAACAGCGTAGGGAAATCGGGAAAGTGGAACCCGTCTTGATCGATATAAATTAAATCTGTGATGTTCACGCGCTCACCTGTGCAGTGCCATAAATTGTTTCGATTGTACACGCAACCGATAGCGTTCTAGTGTCCCTATCAAGCGCTGAAAAATAAGTGCCATCCACTATTTCTACCACGCCTTCAGTCTCTAAAATCCTTCTACGCAATAACGCATCGGCAGTCACATCAGTACCCTTTCCGAGGATGCCATTTTGCCACGGAGTACCATCTTCCAAATCCAGATACCACTCGCCAAGCCACAATGCCAGCCTTGTTTTTACAGCCTGAGCAACCGCAAGCGAATCGTCAATATAAAAATCTTGCAACTGATGACCAAACAACATATCGCCGGCGCTGTCTAATTTCCTGTATCTCATGGTATTGGCTTCCCTGCAAGCGGCGTTACATTATCCAAAGCAAAATGACCGTGATTTTTCAGTGAAATAGTGGCAGCTTTTACATCGTCAGTCGCTACAATTTTTCCAGTCTGCGCCGTGTCGCCGGTTATAGTTTGATTTCCCACTTGCACAATATCGCCAGTTAAATACATCGTGCCAAATGTGCAATATATATCACCGTTTTCGTCCATCTTCCAAAATGCCGACCTATCCTCTAACCGTATTTCTATTCCATCATCCTGCACATTTGTTAATTTTTTTGCTTGGCTTGTCGGCGCAAAAATAGCAGACCCATCAGACAAATCGTGCATTCGCGATTCGACGGGTTCTTGCTCGCCACCACTCTGCCACCATCCATCTATTGCTCTAGACGCAAAAACAATTAACACCTCATCACCGGCTTTGATCGGTAGCGTCACCGCAAAGCCACCGGCACGCGGCCAGCAGATCGGCACATCAACTAACATCGGCATGGATATACTTTCGCTACTACCATCAGGTTTTGATTGCGACCCTTTTACATTCGGCTGCGCTGAAATTGTCTGTGCAACCAAATCTACAGCCGTCACCGTTGCAGGTAACGCCGTCCACATATTCGCCTGCGCGTCCTCCATCGCCGAGCGTAACGCTTCCTCTGGGTCGTCGTATTTCTCACGTCTATCAGCCATTGCCTATCACCTTTTTGCCATCTGGAGTATCGCCAAGCGGCACACATACCCCATCAATATACCAATCATTACCGCGTGAATTACCTGCTATATCCAAGCTAACAACGCGATAAAAACCATCAGCAGTAATCTCGACCGGTTCTTTTTTTTCTGCGCTGTCGGGCTGCCCGCTTGCATTATCATCTAACTTTGCCGCTTGAATGTCTCGCTCATTTATCTGAATTGCACCACCAACAACTATCGCTGGATTTATCAAACAGCGAAACTTTATCCCGTCGCTGGTTTGCTCAGGAGTTCCCACCAAACCAGAGCGGCTATTCAACTGCACGGCTGTATTAGGTAGTACACCTTTCAGTGCAACAACTTGCACCCTGCCATTTTGAATTGACCAACTGCATCCCGTCGATTGCGCCGATTGCCGGTTATATTTTCTTGCGTTTCCATACATCACTTTTCCGCGAGGCAATGGCGGCGTATCAGTGGCACTATCAACATGACCCTCAGCAACGCCAAACTGCTTCATTGCTTTCGCTGTTTCCTTTATTTGGTCTCGCTGCGTTGCGCCTGCCGATAATGTCGCGTTCACTACAGAGAAATTGTAACCCTCGTCACCATCCGCCGCTTGAATATCAATATAACTATCCACAACATTCTCACGACCAAGCGTTACAGCTTTAACATTGCCGTCAAATACAATGCCGTGGTTTGATTCGTAACCCGCTTGCAACACCACCCGCGTGAACTCTTTTTGTATTTGTTTTGCGGTTTCATCTGAAAGGTTATAGACCTTGATGCTGGCAGTGTTTGGAGATTGTCCGTCTGTTTTTTTAATGGCAAAGTTTATAGTCAGATTCGACAAATCCAATCCACTGCCAGCAGCATCAGATACTATCAGATTACAGGTGCGTTTGTATTGGATATCACTCACCGCGCACCACCAAAAATAAATTGGATTCAGAACCCAGATTATCTATCGTAGGTGGCGCGGTATCATCTCCGTCAGTCAACACCCACAGCTCTGCGCCGATATTCAAATATCCATACTGTGAGAGCAAATCAATCCCACACACCATCGGGATACACATTATCATCGGATCACGATTCGCATCGTACAAATCCAAAACCCATGACGATACCGCACCATTCCAGCGTGAGACTATTTCGTATTCTACGCCAGCCATGTCCACTCTAAAGCGTTGCGGGATTGCCGTCATCGGTATTTTTGTGATTACATCAGCCACGCACAAACCCCGCTAGTCTTGATCGTGGTTTTGCAGGCGCGGTTGTATTCGTTGGCTCTCCTTTTCGCGCCCCGCCGTTCTCAGTTTGCCCCGTTCTTTTCGGCTCTTTCTGCGCTGCTTTTTTTTGTGACGATGCCGGTATTTTTACAGTAGAAACAGCAACTAAAATAATCTCCTGCAAATCCATTTTAATGCTCAAAACCTTGTCAGTAGTTTTGTCCGTTGTTTCGGAAATCGACTTGATTAGCATGTTGCGATAAATGCGCTTACCAGTCACCACATCCATCGCCTCGCGTGTATTTTGCAGCGTCAAAAGCCTTCTATACATCTCATCTATTGGAACGCCCGTTAGGTTGTCCGAGTATTGCGCTTCAACAGACAGCATCACCGGCTTTTTGTAAGCATGGTCTGTTATCGCTGCGCCGTCTTGTACAGGGTGCTGTGTGATCTCTAAATCATCCTGCGCGGATTCTGAAATCGTGACGCTCGCCACCCAACCGCCCACATTCCGGCGCGGCAAAAACTCGGCATTGCTATTTATCCAGCTCACCGCACTGCACCCTGTAGATTGCGTTGCATTTGATTATTAACACCTGACTGCTGACCAGCCACCGCATTACCTACGGCTTTTGGATCACCAGCACCGTTGACATTTATCACGGTTTGCTGGTTTACATTTTGATTCGTTTGACCACTAGCACCTGCGGCAGGGTTTGGAGTCAATGCAGATTTACCGCCGACAATAGCAGAAATACCACTAGCAACCGATCCGATAACGCCTCCAACTTTCGAGGCGATATTGATTAACCCTGAAAACATATCAATAACACTGCCGAGCATGTTTTTCACGCCTTCCCACGCGCCCGCAAAGTCGCCGGACAGCAACGCAAACAACGCTTGGAACATCGCGCCAAGCGCAGAAAACCAATCCGTCAAGAATCCACGGAACCCTTCTAGCACTCCTTGCGCCGCCTCGATTGCAGGAACCCACAGCTCCCAATCTATCAACGATTCACCGCCAGCTTTCCATACATCAAAATCTTCTTTCAGCAAAACGATTGCTGCAATCAAAGCCATAATACCAGCAACTACTGCGCCAATCGGTGATGCAGTAAAAGCCGCAGATAAAACTTTCCACGCCACAGCAGCGCCCAATATATAACTGGGAATGCCGCCTAGCATTCTGTTTAATTCCATCAATGGCGAAATAACAAAACTTATTGCACTCACAATCCCCTGTGCAGCCGCTAAAAAAACATCGTGCAGCGCTAAAATAACTTTTATCACCGGCGTAATCACAGCAACAATGCGCGGCATGTTGTCTATCAACATTTTTCGCAGCGTTTCCATGCCCCTTATCATTCCTTTGAAAAAGCGCACAGCCACAGCTTGCATCAATTTTGCAAACAACAGCTTCAATTTATTCATTGCATCCATGTAATCACTAGCAGAACTTGCAGCTTCCTCCATGCTGAACCCTGCCGCCTTCTGCATCGCGTCATACTCGGCAGCAAGGCCAGACACATCCTGCGTCAT